TATGAGTTCATCGTTTACATAAGCACCATAATAAGGTGAACTGTTTACTGCTGCGTCTGTTGATTTATATGGCATTGTTTTACCTCACTACTCTAAAGTCATAATTGTCATCATAATAATTTATTTGTTCATCAGTAGTTCCACTACCACTAACTACCTTGATACAAAAACGATAGTTTCTTTCTGCTTGAAATCCATTCATCCACACATTAAAATAATTACCTGATGAATCACTACTGATTTTTGAACCTGTCCCAAATGGAACAATCACTTCCTCTGTATCTGCGTCAAGAACCGAGTAAAACGCTGATGCACTTGGTAAATATTTTACATCTAATTCTGCTGGTGTTGTTGCAAAATCCGTAGTAGGATATAACTCCCTTCCAACTATTCTGAACTTTACTTTTGAATCCTCTTTATATTCTGGTCTTAGGTTCTTAAAATATACTTTTAATCTTTCTAAATCTGTTGAACTTAGTGCGGATAGACTTCCTGTTGACCAAGAACTATCGTCCCAAACCACCTCTAACTTGGGTGGATAAATTGTATGGGTTTCTGTTGAAAAGAATTTTAGGTTTCCTAATCTCGTTGAACTACTTTCGTCTTTTGTTGTATCACTTTCAGGATTAAATGAAAAATCTCTTGAACCTGTTAAGAGTGATTCTCTTTTAACTAATAATCCTCTGTTAGGATATGATGATGCGGAATATATGTGATTACTAACTAAGTCTGTAATATCAATTCTTACATCTTGGGTTGCCTTTGTAAGTGTTGTTGACGAACTAACTTCGTATTGAGCATCAATACTTCCTGTCCACCAAGCACCCCCGTCAGTCAATACTGAACCCGTTACCCAAGGTATAGTTTCATCTTGATTTCTATATTGATAACTTACTCCGTCAGTAGTAACTGGGTCGTGGTCAAGTTTACCATTACCCTCTGTCCAATCACTACCACTTATCATATGTGTAAATAAATTTTGAGTTCTTAGTAATTCTTCTGAACCAGCATCATATAAGTTTAAATAATATTTTGCTGTTGATGGAATTTTACCCTGTTGTATTGATGATGAAATATCTGTATAATCAAATTGTATCAATACTCTTGAAACATTTGCAACTGAACCATTTTGGTTTACAGTTTTATTAACTTCTAAGATTTCATCAGCACCAGTATTGATAGATGATGTAGTCCCACCTGAATATATTGTTGCGTCTTTATCTCCAAATATAAAATAATGCATTATAAGTCTCCCACTACTCTACCAATAATATCTTGATTAGGATATCTAACTTCAAAAATACTTGGGTCCAATGATGGATAAATGACACCATTTTTAAGTGCGGAATTTAAATCATAAACATTACCACTATATCCACTTTCAGTGTCAAACTTACCCTCTATTAATACTATTTCATTGTTAGGATTGTTTTCTACTGGTGGCACAACACTTGCGACTCCATCAATAGTTGATATTTTATATGCGATATCACTTAATATTATTGGTTGATTAATTTGCCAGTTTGATATATTAAAATGATTTTTTACAACCTGTATACAATTAAATAACACTTCACTCTTATTAAATCCTCTTTGTGTTACTATTGAAAATCTAACACCGATATTTATCACATATGCATTTTTCATTGTTATTGCGTCTGTTAATAATCTGTATTGAGATAAATACATTTTTAAATTTTGTTTTACTGCTTCATTTAAAGTTGATAAGTTTTTATTTGAGTCATAACCTAATAAGTATAGGTTCATAGAGAACGGATTTTCAATTTCTTCTATTTGATTATCATCACTCTCAATTAATTGTGTATCTTTTGTAATGTATGCTTTTGCTATATTTCCAAATTTCTGTGGTAGTGAATAAACTCGTGTTAAGTAATCTTGTCTAGTTACTGCACGATTTTGTGCGTTAAAGTATGCTAATGCATTTTCTCTAACATCATTAATTGTTTCACCTGAACTACCACCTCTTGCAGGATTAAAATTGGTAAACTCTAAACTATCCTCAGACTCAGTAACATTATCAGAATTTAAATTACCATCATCAATTGTAAATGTTACACTCTTTGGACGAGTAATAGAGTTTGCTCTAACATTATGCTCTATACCACCACCATAACGATAAGTTACTGTCAAACTTGTATTGGAAGGTGCTAAACCATAAGTTCCTGTTTTTAAAAAGTTTGATGGGTCAAAACTCTCATCTAGTCTTGATATACCAAGACCTAATGCAGAACCAACATTATCCGGATTAGGAATTAAAACTTCATCCGCGTTTTGACTAACTCCCGCACCAAATCTTAATTCTAGTCTATCATTATCAGTAACTCTTGTTGTAAATCTTCTAGTAGATTTAATTAATCTTAACATATAAGGAGTGTCGGATTGATATTGAGTATATGTTGGGTCATTTAAAGATGAATTTTCTGTCGTTTCAAAAATAGTGTCTTGTGCTAGAAAAGGAACTTCATACCAAGTATTATTATTGGAATCAACTATTGAAACAATCTCTGTTACATTATCTCTTCCCAAAGTTACTTTGTCAAACTTTTTAGGACTATTAAATGAAAATGCTTCATCAATTGTCGTTCCAGAAATACAATTAACTCTTTTTCTTAATTTATAGTTTTGTGGAACTCCTGCTGATGATGTTATAAATAATATATCATCTCTTGGGTCAAGTGCAGATGTTGCTCTGAAATCTACTTCTTCTGGAATTGTAAATTCAACACCAGTATCGGTTGCTACAACTGAATTTCTTGATACGACACCAGCATAATCTAAGTCTGGTTCATATTCACCACCACCTAATGATTTAGCAGGGACCGTTTGAGATACCGTAATCTCTGTTATTGCGGGTGTTGCCGTTTTTGGTTTATATCCATAGGCTTGTGCAATATTATAAACATTTTTTTTCTCTTCAGCATAGTTTAATAAAGTTTCTTTATATTGATTGTCAACATAATAATTCATTACATCACCAACATATGCAGCCATCTCAACAAACATCATACCTGGTGACGATTCATTGAAGTCATTGTATTGATTTGGGAAATAAGTTTTTGCAAACTCTATAAGATTAGTTCTTATGTCTGAAAAATCTCTCCCCAAATAACTAACTTCCTTTTTAATTACTTTTTTGTTTGTATTATAATCAACGGCCATTTTATTCTCCTGCTCCAATTTCAAACGATATAGTGTCAAGTACTTCTGGTTCAACCTGAGTTGAATACTCTAATGTAATTAAAACTTGATTTGGATTTCTATCGTCTTGAAATATTAATAAGTTATTTATATTAACATAAGGCAACCAAGTTGACATTGATTGTCTGATATCATCTTCTAAACTTTTTAAACTTTCTGGTGTTATCTGTGTAAATAATAATTTTTTTAAATTTGAGCCAAAGTTTGGTTGAAAAATTCTTTCTCCTTTTTGAGTAAGAATTAAATTTCTTATATTTGATTTTACTTGTTGTCTAATAGTTTTTGTTTTGCGAAAAAAACCAGTTTCATTGTGGTCTAAAGGAAACTCTATACCAACATAAATGTTTTCATCTCTATCTATTTCTCTTACATTTGCCATTATGGTCTAAATCCACCTTCACCTTTTTTCTTGTTATTTATTGCTTTCATCAAACCAGAATAATCACGAGTTAAAGCATCTTGGACACCCTCAGGAACTTGGTCTACTGAAACACCTGCTTTCTTGATTGTGTCAACTGCCCCCATTTCTCTCGCTCTTTCTTTATTCTGTCCTCTACCTAAATCTCCATAACCCAATACATCTGCCATATTATCACTTCCTAATACTCCACCTCCCAATGTAGGATATTCATCTGTTTGTGATGACCCCAGTGGTTTGGTTTGGTTCAATACTTCATTTAACGCTGGGTTTTTTGAATATTGTTTTTTAGGTTTGTTGATAACTTTTTTTGGTTTAGGTTGTGAAATTGTTTCTACTAAACTAATTTCTTTTTCTTCATTAATAAATATCTCACTCAGTTGTTTTTTGACTTCTTTGCGAACAACTAATTCAATTATATTTTTTAACTTATTTTTATTCATTATTATGCCTCATTATCATTTTTATTACCTCTAATTTTTGCAAACTTACTTAAAATTCCATTATCGTCATCTTCTAGTGTTTGTCTAACTTTTGTAAATTTATTTTTATAAGGAGCTGCTAATGTCGTATTACCACCACCAATTATTGTATTTTCAATTACATCTAATATATTTTTTAATAAGGTTTTTAATGTGTTGCCTAATACCATAGGTTCTAAATTTTTTTCATTACCAAAATTTAAATTTAAAAAACTATCACCTAAATTTATATTAGATGACCAAAAATTTATTTTGTCTTTTGCATTAAATACAATTTTGTCTGATTGAATAATTACATTAGGACTTCCAGCATAAACTTTATCATCAAACTTATAAGTACCTATTGTTGTTGATTCGTTTGTCGTTAAGTATATAGAACTTAATTCATTTTTCATTTCTTCAAGATAGCCTTCTCTTACTTCATCTACTGGATACTTAGATATTCCAGATACTAATTTTATATTTGGTGAGTTAATAAATTCTCTGCTATCTTTTACTTTAAGTTCATCAATATCAAAATCATTATATTGATTACTACCTAAACGAATTGAATTTCCAAATCTACCTTGTATAATTGTATCACCCTCAAAGGGTATTAAACTTTTTGAACCGGAAGGATTTACAGTAAAATAATCTCCATACTTAATATCTACATTTTTTCTATTTGCAAGAAATTCACTTTTTCCTACTTCCGGTGAAACTGATGGTGAATCAAGTTTACTAATTTTATTAGTATAATAATATACTCCATCAATTTTACAACCCATAACTATTTCGTGTACAACTGGTAGTTGTAAATTGTTTGGGTCCAGTGGTTTAAATACAATAGGATTTACTGATGATTTGTTTGAGTGTAAACCTACGAATCTACCTAAAATTTTGTAATTACTATTACCTTCTTTCTGTGCAGTATACACAAAACGTACTTCAACTTCTTGAAAATCTATGACCATTAATTATCTCTACTGATAGAACTATCTATTTCATCTTTCTTATTTTGTAACTCTTGAACATCAGATTCAATTGCATTCATCAATTGTTCCTTTTCTGATTCCGACAAGCCATACTCGTCTCCGTTATCTGATATTCTTTTTTCTGCTGCTGTAATTCTTTGAACGATTGTTGCTAACTTGACAAGTTGTTCATCGTTCTTAAC